CTCTTCAGTCACTTCACCCTTGATAAATTTTATATTTATACAAAAACATGGCACCAGAATCACTGGGATAGCACAAACCGTTTTATAATAAAGGATGAAATTAAAGTTTATCAAAACAGTACAGAGCTTGGCTCTTCATGTTTACAATAAAATCAATTACAATCAATCTCATAATTTGGAATTTACTATACTTCTTAAATGAGTGGATAATTATGTCGAATTATTTTATAACCGTTTAAAAACAAATGGTAAAATATGAACGCTTTCACGTTATAAATCCCTATATTCATGATTTAAAGGATATATATTTAAAACTGATAATTATCAATCATTATTGAATCCTTTCATAAAAACAAATAAACAAGGTGTACCATGCGAATTAATACCATTAATGGAATTAACAAAACATAACACATTTTGATTAAGAGTTATTATGACTGTTTTACGTATTTTCGAATCAATTGAATTAAAGCCTGAATTTGATGAACAATCAATTATATCTGGTTATAATGGGAAACCATTAGATCAAATATTAATTAATTTTAAATCATTTTTGGTTCTTTGAATCAAAAGATATGGAAAAAGTATTAAGTATAATTTAAACTTACCTAATTTTGAATCCTGCAATATTTCTTACAGATTTAAAAGTGGACCACATGGACCATCTATTCTTACTATGCATTTAGATGCACTTGCTTTATTACCTCAAGAATATTTTATATATTTTAGCAACTATTGTGATATCACAAAGTCTGGTAAAATTGTTAAAATGTTTCAAGAAACAATAAAACAGTGTAACATAAACGTTGGTAATCAATTTTTATTGAGAACCGGTAAAATTAGTGTTTCTGCGGAGCCTGCTGGCAAATCTAGAATGTTTGCTATAGCGAATTCTTGGATTCAATCTGTTCTTAAACCATTTCATGATCAACTTATGTTAACCTTGAAATTATTTAAAACTGATGGTACTTATGATCAAATTGGACAATTTAATAGATTGTTAAAACTTTCTAAAGGTCGAATGACCTATTGTTTTGATTTGTCAAAAGCTACCGATCGATATCCAATTGTTTTACAACAAGTTGTACTTGAAGTAATAGTTAATGAAACATTTGCAAAAGCGTGAGTGGACTTAATGACCGAACTACCATTTTATAATAAGGGTAAACCTTATTGATGAAATGTAGGACAACCATTAGGTGCATTTTCATCTTGAGCTATGTTTGCGTTAACTCATCATCTAATTGTCCAGTATTGTTACTATCTATCTTATCGAAAGATAAAATGGTTTTCACAATATGCACTTTTAGGAGATGACATCGCTATTTGGGATACAAAAGTAGCCAATAAATATCAATGATTCACCAATCAAATTGGAGTAGAAATCAATTTAAGTAAATCCGTCATTGGAATTAATTCCGGCGAATTTGCAAAAAGACATTTCCTTCAAGGTGAAAATATATCAGGATTCGGTTTTCAAATGGTAAAGGCGGCTAACGCTTCCGTTACTGGATGAATCCGTTTTCTTGAAATATTAGAATCAGAGTGTTTTATTGTTAAAGGTGGTCCTTTAATTTATCCCGGCTTATCTTGTAATGGACTACCAGAACAATTTAAGCGCAATTTGGTTTGACTTAATAATTTAAGAATGGCTCATGCCCAACATTTATTTATAAGTGATGGTAACATTATCTATTCAAGTGACATTCTACTGAAATACGTGGTATTACATAGATTGAAACTATTAAGAAATCAAGCAAACTTGGCTTCTCATCCTAAATTATTAACAAAGGTTAAAACCAAAGTTAAGAATTTAAGTTTGAAGTGGGGTGTGATAGTTAAGGATCTATCATTAGACATAAGCCTCATCCAAGATGAGTCAGTTAACCATCCGTTTGTACGTTATGCAAAATTTAGAATGAATGTAATTCAAGATAAAATAGCAACGTTACAAATGTTTGTCCAAACTGAAGTATTTCCTTCCGATCTATTAAGTTTTTCAACTTATAGTGACGAAGAATTTATACCTTTTCTGGCAAATGCAACATTTTATACTGATGATATTAATGAACACAAAAATAAAATTAAGTTTAGTATACTTTCAAAGAGTTTTGATGAATTGATTAAAGACACCGTAAACATTGAAGCGGAGGGGGAGAACTTCCAGGACTTGTCATTCCTTTCGGATGACTTGTTCAGCTCAAGCTGATCGTCGTGAG